GTAAAATCAAAACGTATTGATTTGGGAATTGAATATGGATCTGTTGTTATTTGTATACCTGTTCCAGCAACAAATTCTATCGTATCTAAGCCTTGAGCAACTAGATCTTGTTGCCCAGATACTTCCCACGTTTTAAACGTGGAATTCATTGTTATTTTTACTGCTCCAGAATTTAAATCTACAACCTCAAAACCAGCATCACTATCAAATCTTAAAGTATTGATTCCAGTAACTATATTAGAAATATTTGATCCACTTATTTCACTTACTGTAAATGAAAATTCAGCATCTGGAGCAGATGGAGAAATTTCAGCGCCACGATAATTTAAATAATTAGCTTCAGTCGAAGATATTGCAATTAATACTGGTTTTGAAACCTGTCCAACAATATCAGTTTCATATGTGGTATATTCTCCAGAAAAATCAGGAGAAAGAAAATATACATCGCCTGGAGTTAAACCTGTTAAATTTTCAACTTTACCATTTAAAACAAGACAAAATTCATCTCCATCGATTGTTTGAACAATTCCTATTGTTTCTGCATTTTCAGCGGAATCGGCTATTGCTTTATACCAAGTAGTTCCATCAAATCTTAAAAGATTACCAGTTGTGAAACCATGAGATGCTTGAGTAAAACATTCTATTAATGATGTTCCATTTCCAACTCCACTGCTTGGGTCATGTACCAAAAGAGTCTGTTCATCAATAGTGGTTTTTGAAAAAGTAATTAAATCGGAAAAATCTGTATAATCATTATTAGACAAAACCCCTCTTACTCTGACTTGGTAATTTTCAGATACAAAAAATGGAATATAAAAAGAAGGCTCAAATGGCGAAACAACCACAGATCCACTTGGATAATTTAAATCAACTCTTTCCGCAATCAATGCTCCTGTATAATTATTAAGATAACTTATTCCGCTTGTTGTATTAGATACTTGTCCACTAAACAAACCTGAACTGTATGAACCTTCGCTTGGATAATAAATAAAAGAATTACTATTATCATCATAATAATAAACTAAATAAATATTTGGAGAATTTAAAGAACCAGAATCAAAAGATATACTATATAAATTATCTATAGTAGATGAATTGTATACTCCACCTGGAAATGTTCCTCTTGAATCTAAAATTATTGTATGAGGCTTCCATTGAATACCGCTTGCTCCAGAAGGCGCAAATATGGATTCGTAAGAAACTCCAGAATAAAATGGATTTATACCTTGCTGAGAAAAAGATAATTGGTTATCTCCAGTACCTTGAACAATAGATTGTATTTTATCTATCTTCGGAGAATTATAATAATATATATCACTAGCACTAGAATCCCCGCTCTTTAATAATTGTATTTCATAATTAAGAGGAATATTAGACGAATTTCTCGCCCATTTTATAAATAATCGCCTATCAAAAGTGTAAGATATATTATCATAATCTATAGATAAAGCCCCGCTTATATTCTGGGGCTTAATATCAAAACTATTTTCATTTAATGTATCTAATTTAATTAAACCAATATCATAAGATTGACCAGTGTTATAAAAATCTTGAGATATTAAACGATAATATTTTTTCTCTAAATAATTAGGCGAATAAGATATTGAAGACGATGGAAATGAATTGGTTTGATCCTCAACATCATCAAAAGAAAATGAAGAACTTTTTTGTAATATAACTTGGTTAGTATATTGTTTATTCGTCAATTCATAATTAACAAAAACACTATCACTAGTTGAAGCTATAACGTTTTTAAATTCTGGGGTTTTAAAATTTAAAACAAATACTCCAGTAGAAACCAAACCATCAACCGTTGTTGATACTATTTGTATTTTACAATTTCTTAAAAAATTTACATCTCTATATAAACTTTGCGAAAAAGATGGTAAAACTATAGGATCAAAAGAATAAAATTTATCCTTAAATGAAGAATTAAGTATTGATACTACTTCATTATCTTGATCTAATAAAGAAACAGAAAAAGATCCAAAAATTCCATCGTTTACATTTGCTGATTTGTTAGTTATAGGATCTAAAATATCCCATGAAAAATTTATTGTTTGAACATCCACATAAGCAAAAACCATATCTACATCTGTAGAAAACCCATAATCCTGCTGATTAGTTACTGACGACAAGCTTAAATTTGCCGACAAACTAGTAATCTTATATGGACCACTACTAAAAATTGTAGATTCTTTAAACATTTTATATTAAAAAGTTATCGTTCTTACCTATTATATACACTCTCAAAGATTCAAAAGATAAATCCATTTCTGTTTGCGGCAAAGCTATTGTTGTAGAATTAGAATCTCCATCTCTCCAAACATAAGCGATCTTTTTAGAATTTAACACATATTCAATAACCAAACCTTTGATTTGAGCTTTTATCTCGTTTGAAAAAACTGATCTCTGTGTTGCGAAAGTATAAATCGCACTATTAAATATTTCTACTACATTGCTTATGGTATTATATGAATTATCAGAATAATCAAAAGAGGGTATTAAATAATCATATTTATCATTTATATTAAAATTTCTAGACGTATCGCTCACAAATCCTTCTTTTATTACGTCTATAGGCGTATCCGAACTAGCTAAAATATTAGTTGGCACAATATCAGTACTATTGATTTGTTCATTTGAAAACAGAATCGAAGGAGCTAAATTTTTATTATTTTCAACAAAACCAAATTTTGTTACCTCGTATTCTGCGGCAGCTATTTCAAATTCAGTTTGAGTTTTTTCTTTTATAGATACTATTCTATAATTTTTTGAGTAAGCTAATGCGCTCTCGTATTTAGAATCATAAATCCATAATGTTGAAGCCCCAATCGTTTGAATAAGAGATTTTTCTTGATCTGTTAGATTATTAATATTTAAAACAATTTTTGTTCTAAAATTACCATCTAAACCAACTGATTGCACTGTAAATTTATAAATATAAGTCGAGGACAATTCATTTATTCTTGAATCTGAGATTCCATTTTTAGATTCTTCTGATTCTTTATTTAAGACGGATGGCGAAATAGAAGAATTTGGAATTATAAATGCAATCGTATCATTTGCTCCTATAAAATCATATCTATCATCTAAAACTATATCTTCATTAGATACAGAAACTACGCGACCACCTTTTCTTCCACTTACTTTTATTTCATCTGTTATCGATATAACATTTCCTGGTAATAACAAAAGCGCTTCTGGGCCAGCCGTAAAACTTACCAGTTCTTGTTCAATTTGATTTGTAACTAAAAACCATTGTCCAATTCTTTTTGCTTGGGATTTAGAAGTTACTCCAAAACCAATAATTTCTTTTTCAACATATCCATATCTTCTTATATTTATTTGATCTTCGACATAAACAGTTTGATCTTTAAAATTATTATTTTCATCAGAATAAGTTATTTTAGCAACTGTATATCTTGTATCTTTTGATGAACTAGAATATTGAAAAATACCATCTTTCACATTTGAATTATTAAAAAAGTAAGATGGAGATTTAGGACGATCATTATCAAAATTAACAAAATTATTAGACCAATAAACTAAACCTTTAAAAACAGAAGCTATATTATTTAATAAATTAATAACATCCGTTTCATTGCTTAAAGATATATTCGCTCTAAATCTTGGCTCCAATAAAGGCAGAAAACCTTTAAACTCTGAAGCTGCTGTTCCTCTATTATTTATATGAGTTTTTAATTCTTCTTCAGAAAAACAAGACTGAGTTTTTATATAAGATATAAATTCTGTTAATGCTATATTATTTGCGCTTCCTACGGTAGCTGAAGAAGAAACGTTAGCTGGTGAAGAAACTGCCGTAATTAAAGCGTTTAATGATTGCGTGTATCGATTTTCGTATTTTGTATTAGTTTTTAAAAATTCTTTTACAGAAGGAAATAAACTACAAATTCTATGTATTCCAAATTCATTTATTAATTGAATAGTCGCCGTAGTTGAACTAGTTTGGTTTACAGAAACCACTATTTTCCTAAAACTTTTGTAATCAGTGTTTGGTGTTCCATCTTCATCTTTACTTATAAAAGCTAAATTTACGAGATCAACTTTAGAGCCAATTGGAAAATAAGTTTTAAAATCTACTGAAGAGCTTGATTTAACGTTGATGGAATTTCTGTATATATTCTCTATTAATACTGGTTTATATTTAGAAACATTTTCTGTTGAAACTAATTCATCGCAATATTTAGCTATTTTATACATACTCCATTTATCAGCCAAACTTTCTTGAAATGAAAATTTTCCCAATCCATATCTATAATTAGTAATTAAATCGTATAGTATCCAAGCTGGATTATCTGTCCATCTTAATACAGAATCGAATTCTCCATTCCAAAATCCATCATACGTTTTAGATTCCGCATCATAATTTTCTGGAACTTTTATTTTTAATAATTTAAAATCAAATTGTCTATTCGGAGGTTGTGTAAATCCGCGAGCATCAAAAACACTTAAAAAATAACAACTATTAGGATATCTAAATTTTAAAGACGTAATCTCTGTAACAGAAGAAACGCCTATAACTTTCCCGACTTTATTTTCAGTTGCGCCTACCTTTTGATCTAAATTAAATACTTTTATATAAGGTCCAAGGCTAAAATCAAAATCTGAAACGTCGAAAAACAAATTAAATTCATAAGGACTACTGGCTATTCCTGTAACACGATGAACTATATAACATGCATAATCTTCTCTTAATTTATATCCAATTTTTATTCCAAAATTAACAGAATTTGGTCTAGTATTTCCTTTTTTATCAAAAATATACAAAGCTTGAATTTTTAAACTTAATATTAAAAAATCTGTATTAACATCTTTGATTTCATGATAAGCTCCAAAACAAGATTGAAAATTAAAATCACTAAAAGCAGAAATATTGAAAGCTTCTGTTGATTGCTGTGCGGATTGTTGATTAGCTGGATTACTATTAAAATTTTGTTGAAAGTTTGGAGGTAAAGTAGAATTAGTATAAAACGGTTGTTTTTGTGTTGCAGATACCGTAGATTGAGACGGATTAGAAACTATTGGTAAACCACCTCTCACTATTCTCAGTTTTGATGCATGAGTTTGAGAAGAAGAAAATGTTGTTACATTTGCAGCTTCAGGTAAACCATAAAGACTTTTGTCTATTGCGTATGAAACCCCAGGATTAGCAAAAGAAAAAGTACTCCAAATAGAACCGCCATCAGCAGATAGAGCTGATTGAAATTCTGTTCCTGCTCTAGAAAAAATTTCCAATCTATTATAATTGTATGTATTAGTTATATTATTTTTTATAGAATAATCGTTTAGATAGATTCCTTTAAATATTTCACTATTATTTTGCCCCTCATCAAACAAAATCAATTCATTTCCGTTTGGATCAACAAGACCAGCCAGCGGACCTTCTCCAATAAGATCCTGAACATAGTATTTAGTTGTTGATTCTAATATTCCACCATTTGTATTTGATGCAAACGGAGCAAAAGAATGTTTTGCATTTAAAAAATTTTGCAGTTGAGTTCCAAATTGAGATAATGAATCAGAATTTTGTTTCATATTTTTGATGAATAATTTCCAACACCAGCTTCTATTTTTATAGTATTTGCAACAACAGGCTGATAAGATAAATCAAAATTAAATAAAATAGCATTTATTACACTAGTTCCAACTTTTAATCTGCCATAATTTAATTGAATAGGAGTATTTCTAGCAGCAACATTATCTTTGCTAGAAAATATATAAGAAGATGTTTTTATTTGCTTGGGGTCTCCAGGTTTTAATAACATGCTGATTAAATAACTTATTCCAATACTTATAGCCAAGAATAAAATAAATTTACCTACAGCCGCCCAAGTAAGTTTTGCAATCGCGGCTGCTACAAAAGGAGCAACGACAAATTTAAAACCGGAATAAATAAAAATTTCAATAACCGAAGCCATTTTAATACAAGAATCTAAATCATTTTCAATATCGTGATACAAAACACCATCAAGAATTAAACCTAAACCATAATCTTTTTTGAGTAAATTATTCATTTTTACTGAATAATCTTTGGTATTTGCTGACATGCATTTAAAAATATCTTTAATAGAGTCAGCTTTTATGAAAAAAGATTCACAAAACATTTTCTTTAAAATGCCATGTAATATAATTTTTTTCATTTTATAGAAGCGCTTATTAAACCAACTGTTGTTGTTGAAGAAGGTAAACTACTAATATTCTGGTTGTTTAGGACATAACTTAAATCAAAATTTATAGCAAGACTACTTATTACATGAGTTCCTATTCTTAACCTACCGTAATTTACTGGAACTGGAGTATTTCTATTTGCCGCATTCTCTTTAGAAGAAAATATATAAGAAGAAGTTTGAACTTGTTTTGGATTTTTAGGAGTTAATAATTTATTTATTAAAAAACTAATACCAAAAGAAATAACAGACATTATTATTGTATTAATTAAAAAAACACCTATTTTTCCAGCAACCGTTGTTGCAGTTATACTTGTAAACAAAATAGTTGAAGAAGCAAAAGCTGCTAAACAAAGAATCGGCACTAACTCTATAATTTTAGCATTTCTTATTTTTTGATTTAAAATACTGCCATTATCAACTATATTACCATCAACAATTATCAATAAACCATCAAATTTATCTCTTAATTTATTTACTTTAGTTCCAAAATTTTCAAAATTAGCCGAAATGCAAGAAACAAGTTCGTCGAAAGAATCAACTTTTGCCTTAAAAGAGGCGCAAGCTATCTTTTTCAATAGGCCATGTAAAATAACTTGTTTCATGTTTAATATTTACACTTAAAAAACGATCCCAATTTAAACTATATATTATAATAGGAATATCATAATTTTTAATAAAAAATAAATCATCTTCAGATGGAGTCAATAAATGAAGATGGCTATGAAAAGAAAAAAGGATAGGTTTTCTTATCAAAGTCAAAAAGAAATCATCTGGTGGCATAAATTTATGGCAACTTTGATGATTTGCTGTATATTTATAAACATTAAAGCCATAATCAACTAATCCTCCAGATTCAAAAGGATAATTAGAAAGCAAAAAAGACTTTATATCTTTTAATGTATTATTAAGTTTGATAGTTGTAAGGTCTTGTTCCTGGGAATCCTCCGAAAGGCAATCCATCTTTATGTCCTTTCCATCTTAACGAACATCCTTTTATATTCTTTGAGCAAGCATCTTTAATCCAGTATTGTTTATTTAATTTAGGATTATTATTAGTGTTGGCTTCTATACAAACATAAATTGAAATTGAAATATTGTCTTCTGAAAACTGAAACTTACTTCCAAAAAAATCATAATTAACAGAATCAGAAAAAGTGACAAATTCTCCTGGATTATATGCTTTTGATTTATCCCAAAAACCTTTATAATAATTATCACCTATGTTTAAACCATAACCCTGTTGAGAATAAAATTCTTTATCATTTTCATCCGCAAATGGTATTCCAATATTTGGAATATTTGTTCCAAAAATTTGATCTGCCGTTTTTGTTATAACTTCATTATTAGAATTT